CGGTGGTCTAGATTCGCACTAGATGAGTAAGTTGGACACCTACTCTGGTTCTATACCCCGACCGCATATGTAATACTATAACATTATATAGGTTGATTGTCAATAGTTATTTGTGGTATATTTTTCCAACCTATAGGTTCTATTTTAATTTCTGAATCTGGATTACTAACACCTTCAAATACTTCCCAAAGTTTTTCTTTGATAGCAAATTTGGTAAATAAACCAGCTTCATATCCGTGTGCTTCTATTTCCCAAGGCTGAACCCAATAATCAATGGTATCAGAATCCACTCTTTGGCCTTTCCAACGAGATAATCTTTCATTGGTTTCACCATAAACATATTGTTTAACATGAACCATTTCATGTGCTAATGTTTTGAGAATATCATAACCACCAATGCCAGAATGTAACTCAATTTCAAATTCTCTAGGTTTACCACTATCATTATAATCTTCTACCGAAGCATAACCATAAGCAGGTAAATCTTTACTAAACTTTATCCGAACAAAGATGTTTTCTAACATTTTTTCAGATATTAGTTCCTGAGCGTAAAACTGAGCAGCTCGCTTGACATAAGGTCTAAAGCGTTCTTTATCGGGACAACCAACTATACTTAACTTCATTAGGTCTCTCCTTAATAAATTGACCCAATAATCGTAGCGCTCTGTAAATGCTCACATAACCTTATTTATGAACTATATCAATTTCACCTGGTGAAATCTTTGTACTACCACTCACCATTGTCAAACCAAACACGAATGGTGATTGGCAATAACTCAATCAATAAGGCATCTTGTTCCCACACCTCATTGGTCTTATTGTATGCACAAGAAAGCCTCCAATGAAACGGATTTAATTTAAGTGTAATATTACAACCGGAGTACATTATCCAATCAATCATTTTAGTCCTAATTGAAATTTAATATATTTGTCCTTCAACATATCAGGTATGTTTAGATATGGTTCTTCTAAAAGAAATGGACAAGGAGCACCCCATCTTTTTTCATTCAAAAAACATCTGAATAGGTTTATGTGATACTTATTTCTTGGATCAAACAAATATTTTGGATTGCCCAATGTTTGAAGTTCAATTAATTTACTCATTTCACATACTCCAAATTATCTTTACGCATATAGTGAATAACTTGTGTTTCACCTGTAGGTATAGCTTTGACTACAGGAATGAAAGTGATGCCTTCAATCTCATTGGTTGCCCAATTTGAGTAGGTATAATAGATGTCTTGATTCGTTTTTGAACGAACCTTTTTGAGAACGGCTTTACCGCCAGTTGTAGTGGCAATATAACCAGGTCGAGAGGGTTTAGTTTTGTTCCAGTTTTTCATAATATAATTATAACTCAAAAAGAGGGGGCTGTCAAGAGCCCCCTGTATTATTTACCGTTTGGGTAGTTCAATTGTTCCCATTCCTCATCGGATACAGGCCACCAGTTACTCATCTTTGGATTTTACGGTAATTTTCTTTACCGCATCTTGAACCTTTACCATGTTCTCCAACCAAACTTTAAGCATACCATTTGCAATCTCTGCGTCCTTAATCTCTACCTTGTCGGCAAGAGTAAAAGCACGATTGAAATTACGGTTAGCAATACCTTTGTAGATATAACTATCAGCATCATCGGAACTGTCAATTGTAGAACCTTTGATTACCAACTTATTACCTTCTAAAGTAACTTCAATATCAGTTTTAGCAAAACCAGCAACTGCCATTTCAATGACATACTTGTTTTCTTTTACTTGTTTGATATTGTATGGAGGATAACCAGGTGATGCTTTGGCTACTGTTTCTGAGATATCACGGATCTGGTTCAATACATCATCGAAACCGACCGAGAAAGGATCCAAAGATTTGGATAGGGAAGACCATTGTGGAAATAATAGATTTGTGCTTGTCATGTGTTCTCCTTAAATTCAAGCGAGTTAATCAAAACTGTGGCCTCAGATGAGCACCACACATATAGTATACTAGTATTTATACTAGTTTGTCAATAGGCACCTGGTTTTTTACCAATATTATATTTGGGAGTTAATTCCCAATCGTCTTTTTCTTTGTGGGAAAGTATCTTAATCTGTGATAGGAAGATAGGAGGAGGTTCTTCAATCTGTTTGGTATTAACAATCTTTACCAGTCCCCAGTCGGATAAGAGTTTGGCAATGGCATTCCTACGAGATAAATCATTTTCGGAAATGTCAGTTGGTTTACCATCCAAAGCAAAGAGTTCTTTGAAATGTACGATATAATACTTACCTTGCTTATGTAGGATATGGCAAGATTGGTACAGTATTCTGTCTTTTTTGGAAGCTACACCAATGCGTGTTAATGTTTCACGAACTTTTAAAAAATCATCTTTTTCACTTAGTGTAACTTCAACTAAATCAATAATTGAAATCATTACCTGTTCACTCCGCCTTTATCTGTTTTTATTATTATTTCAGCGATTTGTTCTTCAGTAAGAATCCGCAAAGCTTCTTTAGCTTTCTCATTGGAGTAACCAAAGTATGTTTTAACGGCTTCTATATTTTTATTAGTCGATGTGTTCTGCCAAGGTTGAAATTTCCTTTTCATCGACCTTATTGTATTTAGATAAAACTGATACTGCATATCTTTATCGATACCAGGACTGAGGTTTAACTCATTGGCATATAGTACACAGTCTTGATGAAACGACAAGGCACGGTTGACCACAAACGGAACATAGTCTTTATAGTCCAGTTCATCCTTAAAAGGATTCTTTTTAGTTTGTAGTATTGACGGGACAATCTCTTTAAATAAATCAGGCATTTTTTAAATTCCGAACAGCATTGGCTAAAGCATCATCAACGTGCTGGATTGGAAATACCTTGTTCAATTTATCAACATTCATATTACAATTAGACCTTGGTGCATTTGTGGCTGCAGTAAATTCTTCCTTTGTAAACCATTCTTTGTTCAGACCCATAGCATCCGAACACTCTTTAGTAGTTTTGGTGCCAGCATTACCAACATTATAAATTCCTGGTTTAGGTAAATTTACGGCAAAGAATACAGATGTAGCAGCGACATCATTAATATAACTTAAACTATTCTCAAAGTCAATCAATTTATCATACTTAACCAATTTTGTTAGATAGTTTTTAGGATTGTGTTCATCACCAAAAGGTAAACGAATCCGTAACAGGTAAGATTTTTTCATGTATGGCATTAATAGTTCTTGAGCAAGTGCTTTTGAACCACTATAAAATGAACCATTATTGAAATCAAAATTAGGTGGATCTTCTTCAGTCCAACCACCAGTTTTATAACCTGTATATACACAACCACTACTAATGTGTACAATAGGAGTATGACGATTATTCAATTCTAATTTTAAAGGCCAAATTACATTACCATCAATACATTCTTGTTTATGAATTTCACAAGCGTCAACATTAGGAAATCCAGTATAACCAGCGGCATTAATAATAACTGTTGTGTCGAATGAGATTTCATCTGCGTGGGAAATCCACTCATGCTCAAGACCTTGTTTTTCTAGTTCTTTTTGAATGTGTTGGCCAACATATCCATGTCCAATTAATGTAATCATAATTTTCTTTCTTTACTTAAATATTGTACGGCTTTCATCACGCCTTCTAAATTATCACCTAAACAACCAATTGAGTTGTTACATTTTTTACACAACCAACCTCTAAACGTATTAGTTACTGGATCGTGGTCACAAGATAAACTAATTTGTTTATGGTTTACGTCAACATTTCTTCCACCACAGCACTCACAAAATTCTGGTGGTGGAGGTGCAGTCTTGCGCATCTCTTTAACCAATTTCATCCTAGAGCCGTGACAAGTCTTACAACGACCATCTAACTTATCAAAACGAATATGGCTTTTATAAAATTCAGATAAAGGCTTTTCTATATGACAGTAAATGCAAGCTTTGGTTTGTTCCATTACTTGAATTCACAATCAACCATAATTTCAGTCAAACAAGCGACCATATTAATTTCATGGTCGGCCACGAATGCTGATTGATATTGATATTTAGATAGGTGTAGGACCAATTGCGGAACCGAATTGGCTTTAAGAACTTCGTATAGTCCATCATAAAGTTTACGATAAATCTTTACGGGGTCATTGTCAAGGTTATTGGTGACCCACTTACGAACAGATGCAAAATCTTTATCTTTTAACGCAGCCACCAAAGGCCCAAGTTGTACATCAGCAACAGAGGCAACAATACCAGCATCGATATTTCCAGAAACGGCATAGCGCTGAAGTTCGTTAAGAACCCTACGATTGTCCGGGAAGTGTTTTGTAATAACTGCTGCAACGGCATCTTTCGAATATGTGACACCTTCTTGCTCAAGGATCCACTCAACTCTTTTAAAGAACTGTGCAGCCATTGCTTGTTTAGAACCGTTGATTTTAAAATCAATGACAGAGCAACGAGAGTGGATTGGATCGATGATACGATTTTTGAAATTACAGGTGAATATGAACGAACAGTTTGAGGAAAACTCCTCAATTGCGCCACGCATTGCTGGTTGAGTTGAATTAGGATTAAGATAGTCGGCTTCATCAATGATAACCACTTTTCTTCCACCTGAAAGAGAAACCGATGAAGCGTAGTTTTTAATTTTAGTACGCAAGACATCAATACCAGATTCATCGGAGCCATTGATGACAATATAATCACAGCCAACTTCTTCACAGAGTGCCTTTGCGATTGTAGTTTTGCCAACACCAGCCGAACCCGATAATAATAAATTTGGTATTTCTTTTTTAGCGACATACTCTAAGAATGTGGATTTGATTGCATCCGGTAGGATACAATCTTCCACTCTGGATGGTCGATACTTCTCGACCCATAATAGATGATTCATTCAATACTCCCATGATAAATTTACTACTCAATTATACTTTGCTGAATTTTGATTCAGATGCAATCCAATACTCAATATCATCTTTGCTATTTTTGAAGTGTGTAATGCCTTTGAATGAAACTTGAACATCATAATGACCTGGAATCATTTTAATATTTGTTGCACTAAACACAATCTTAAATGGTTTACCATTAGGCCATCTGCCTTCAGAAATTTCAACTGAGTTGGTGTGTGCTGAATCATCTTCAGCATCAAAAGTAATTAACTCAGCTTTAGTACCATCAGATTGAATTGCAATGTGTGGTGAAGAAAGCACTCTAGAAGTATCTAAAAGCCATTTGTAATCTTCTTCACTTAAAGTAAATTGGCAATCAACATCACCAATATTTAAATCTTTTTCTGGCGGAACTGTAATCATTGATTTATCGGTTTTACGATAAGCCATTTTCTTACGACCAGATTTGAAAATAACATTTGCGGTATCAAAGTCCAATTCAGCAGAATCTTTGAATAAAGAATTCACCGATAGAAATTGATTCAAATCATAGATACAAAAATCTTCTGGAACTTCGTCTTTGATTCCGGCCTTGGCCAGGACTGACTTACCGCCAGACATAGTTTTAAGTTCTTTACCTTTTTTGAATTGAATGCCTTGGTTAATTGAGGCAAAGTTTTTCAAAACATTAAGTGTTTCGGTTGATAGCTTCATTTTACTTCTCCATTATCTAAAAAATCAATTGTATCATGTTCATATAAAAACATCAAGCAGCACAGCGCATGTGCTAAGTGATTCTTACCAGTTTCTTGGTCGTCTTGTTCACCTGATTTCCAAGCCCAAAGATGCCGTTGCATGGCATCAAAGTATCTACGCTTGGCGTCAGGAACTTTTTTCCAATTATCTGGTTCATACTTCTCTGCACCAAAGGTTAAAATTTCTACTGTTGCCTTTAGTGCGTTTGGTGGTACTAAACCATATTGCAGTTTACCACCGTCAAATTTACGACCACCCGTGGTGGCCGTTTGTGATGATTTAACAATATCTTCAACAGCAGCGCCTTCATAACCTGGATGATAAGGCGCTTCTTTAACAAATTTAGCCGCCTCAGCCGCATCATCAACAGTTAAAGATTTGCCGGTGTAAACACCATAAGTTTTAAAATTGCCCGTTGTGCCGTAAGTTCCGTAAGTTCCGTAAGTTTTCATTCTATGTTCCTTTAACCAATCATTTGGTGGTTCATGTACCGTATTTTCACCGTCAGGTGTACGCATTACATTTCTCCAACAAAATTAGCAACTGCTGGCATATCTCCTTGGAAATGGTAAGTGCCAATGTGTGCTGTTTTCATCCAAGGACACAACCAAATTTTACCGCCAATGTTACGCCAGTATTGGCAGAACATATAATCTTCGGATAGATAACGATGTGATGCGCCTGCTTCCATATCTAATAATTTTTTAAATCCATCTTTAACATCTTTACCTTCAGCAGCATCTTTCATTAAAGAATGTACATGGTCAAAAGGATAACCGTTATCAATAACAGTATCAAAATAGGCATGAATGTAACGTGAACCATCAAAGTTAGCTTGGCCAACATGGTCAGGTTTGTAACGGAATTCAGGATACGCTGCTTCCCATTTTGCAAACACTTCACGCTTAATCATCATAAAGCCAGTACCAATCTCCATAACTTCTAATGGTTCTGTTACTTGGAATTGTGCCGTGCCTTTAACAGGATTAAATACATAATCACCAGTAACTTTTTCAAGCATACCTGGTTCTAAATTAGGATTCTTTTCAATAGCACGTTTGACTGCACGCCATTTAATGGCTTTCTTAGGATAAGGACCACCAGCAACATCTTTGTCTAGTGCTAACAAAGCAATTACATCTTGTGGATTAAAATGAATATCGGAATCGATGAACAACATATGTGTACAATCGGAACGATGAATAAACTCGTCAACCAAATAGTTGCGAGCTCTAGTAATTAAGGACTCATTAAATAAGAATGAGAATTTGACTTGTATGCCATACTGCATACACATACCTTGTAAGTCAAGGCACGCTTTCATATACAGGCCATGATTTTGGCCACCATACATCGGTGTCGCTACGAATAACCGTTTATTTTGTAAATCTTCTTTTTTAATTGATATTTCCATTTGGACTCCGATAATATTAAAAAAGGGGACCTAAGTCCCCTACACACAGATTAGGTTAGTGAATAACCTGATTTGATAGCTGCACGAACTAAAGCCTTAGTTGGCTTGCCCATGCGATAGAAAGCAACTTTTTTACCATCTACAACTTTTTTGTTTGTGTAGATTACATGACCTTCTTGACGGAGTTCGTCAATGCGGGCGGTAACATTGGTAATGCCGAAACGGCGTTGTGCTTGTTTGACAGTAAAAGTGTTGTAACCTGAAGGTTGTTGTAAGGCGTTCAACATCTTTTCTTTAGCAGATAAATTGCTCATTGTAATACTCCATAGTAAAGTTAAAAAATCCTTGCCTTAAGCAAGTTCACACAGTATATCATTATGTATGTGTGTTGTCAAGCGTTTATCGACCAACTTGTGGTAAATATTTCGCTTTGGTATCTTCCCATGACAGGTAAATAAGGTCGTCATAGAAAAGAGTTTCGTAAGATACCGTATTCTTTTTTTGTAACTGCCGAATACGGCCTTTGGCATACTTGGTTTTCCAAATATTACTCAATGCTTCTTCACTGGTATCGAAAGACTTTACCAATGCCTCATCTGTAATTTCCTTACGGAGATATTCATTGGTATTATTATAGAGTGGACTAAAATAGATGCCACGTTGATGTTCGGTACGAATGAGTTGTTTAGGAATACCTAATTTGGAATAGGCAAAGTTTAATGACCTATTTTTGTGGTCACGCTTAAGTGGAAGGCCTTGAGTATTTTTGGCTTCCCACCATTCAAAATATTTACGAGTATGGTTTTCTTTAATCCAGTCAAACACTAGTTTTTTGGTTGCTCTACTAGGTTCAAATGCCACAGAACCTGAGGAGAATCCCATTTTATTCCAATGTTCTAATCCATCATACTGAGATAGGCCCCCAGACTTAGTATTCCCATAAAGACTAGTAGTTGTAACTCCAACAAGGACATCTCCATATTGTTTTTTCCAATCCTTTTGAACTGTATCGGACAAACACATTAGTGCCAACAATTTACCACCCATGTAATTAAAACCAAGTGGTTGTAATGGAACAATTGTAGAACCGATTGCAGTATGGTTAATCATGTGTTGCTGTGTCTTAATATCTCTCGACCATCCGATTGCATTATCTCTCGGAGTTAAGTCCAAGAAATCTGAGGAGATACAGATGACACCAAGGTATTTATTAGTTACCTCATCTGTTAAAACATAAAAAAGGTTACGGCCAATGTTAGAGTTGTTTTTCATTGTAGATGAGAATGTACGAATTGCATTCCATCTTTCGGCATCAGGACCATTAGAGAGAACCATAACAGGTTTCAATTTCTCATAATCATCAGGTTCTTGTGGCATCCAAAAATTAGATTTTACTTTATCAACTAATTTCTTTTGTTCAGGATCCACCATCATGGTTTCAGAACCAAATAATGTAGATACTTCATGAACAGGATATCTTTCTTTTACTTCACACCACTTTTGGTATAAAGTATACTCACGAACATCCATTTGAGAAGCGTATGTTAAGTCCTTGATGAGGACTTCTTTCATACCATTTTCATCAATATGTTCAAAGGTCGTATTATTTGCCGACCATTTTTTCCATTGCGATTCTACAAACTCAATTGGTGTTGCCATTATTTTAAGCCGATTTTCTTCATTAATTTATTTCGTTTCTTCATGCCAGATTGCAATGCCATTGGTTTAACACGACTAGTATACACTATTCCATTCATGTGGTCAAGCTCATGTAGGAAACAACGAGCAGATATACCAGAATAAGTTGCCGTTTTTTTCTCACCATTAAAGTCTTGGTATTCTACATCAATCATTGCGGGTCTGGTAATAGACAATCCTAAAAATGGAAAAGAAAGGCATCCTTCTACCATATGTTTTTCATCATACGATTTTAACAATTTTGGATTGTAATGTGCCACAAAGTTATCTTCGGCACCCATAACAAAAACTCGGTATTTGAAACCACATTGGTTGGCAGATAATCCATAACCTTTGTGTAACTTACAGGTCTCAACCAAAGATGAGGCAAGCTCATTTGGATTAACTGGTGGTGTTGTGAAATCAAATTCAGGCATTACTTCTTTTAAGATTGGATGGTCCTCAGACACCAATCTAAAAGTAGGAATACTTCCTTTAGGTAATGATACCGATTCTTTTACGGCATCTTCTGTATTAATTTTAAATAGTTCGGTCATTTCATGTTCTCCCATAATTCATCAAAGATACCTGCTGACAAATCAAAACCTAATAAGGCTTCATCAACAAGGTCTGTACTCAGTTTTGCATCAAGTGCTTTAATCAAAGCAGGCCTATCTTGAAACTGATATGCCAATCCTGAACCAGGAACTCTCTTAGCAATAATTTTACCACCATATAAATCACCCATATGTCTTACATAAACATGAGCCAATAATTTGGGCCGATTAGTGTTATCATAATTTAATTCAACGAATCGGTTACGATACTTTTCTGTACTTGAATATCTTATTGATGGATCCCACATATGCAGTTCACCTAAGTCCTTTTCAATATACTTCGCTCTACGCAAATCGGGCAAGTCCCAAGTGAGACCAGCAGTTGAAGCATAATATTCTAGATTACTATAAACAACATACATTTGTTGTAGGTACATACCATAGTGTTCTTTAGTGATTGTACCACCCAATAGATATTGCACAAAAGGATGTGCTTCTACCTCTCTGTGTTTGGCGTTGGTGTATTCTCTTAATATACTCATTTTGCAATCTGACTAAAATTATTTTTCTTTTCAAAACGGATAACGGATCTAAACTTATCAAACAACTGGTCGCCCTTATGGCTGATAACAAATACATTGGTATCAGAACCAACATCATGAATCAATTTTAAAAACTCATCTGTACCAACACCATCTAAACTACTATCACACACTTCATCTAATATTAATAGATTGGTGTTAGTGGAGTTTTTTAACTTGGCAATCTGACGCCATGTAAATAACAAGGCCAAGTCAATACGCATCTTCTCACCTTCGGAGAAATTGGCATAAGAGAACTCATCACGGTGCCTTGATTTAATTGTTTCTTCAAACGATTCATTGATATTAAAGTTTACAAAGAAATCCATGGCAGTCAAATACTTATTAATCAACTTGTTCATAATAGGTAAGTATTGACGAATAATCTTGGTCTTAATACCAGTATCTTTTAATAGAGAACCGGCATATTCATAATATTGTTTTTGTTCAGATATCTCTTTTTGTTTACTAACTAACTCACCAAGTTCCTGTTGTAGTTCTTTTAACTTGTCGTTTTCATCCTCAAGATTGTCTTTAGTGGCTGCAAGTTCTTCAATTTCCTTTTGGAGTTTATTAATGTAAGTATTGATTGCTGAAATTGTGGAGTTGTGTTTGACGATTTCATTATTATGGTCCTGTATGTGTTTAACTATTTTTTGGATTTGTTCAATACGGTTGTTCGCCGCTTGGATTTTTGTTTCAATATCTTGGATTCCAACTCCAATTTCTCCTTTTGTTTTATCGATTCCACTAAGCTGGCTACGTCTGAAGGTGTCAGCGATACTTTGTTTACAGGTCGGACAGTCGTGGTTTTCTTCATAGAATTTATACTCCTTTTCTAATTTCTTTAAACGAGATTCTAGTTTGGACTCTAATTGAATTAGTTTGGTACTTTTCTTTTCTATATTTAATTTATCTTGTATCTTGCTCTGTAACACATCAATGTGTTTTTGAATTAAACCAATATCTCTTTGTAATGTAAAGTTTTGGTCAATACTGTCATTGACTTCTTTCTTCTTCTTTTCAATTTCGGTATTAGAACGAGTTTTATGTTCTTCTATATTTTGTTTTTGAAACTTAATCTTCTCAGCGGCAAGTTCCATTTGATACTTATTTGCTGTTGTCTGCTCTTTAATCTCTGACATTCTTTCTTTGACAACACCATTCATTGATGAGAAGATACCAATGTCTAATAAGTCCTCAATGATTGCTCTTCGGTCAGCAGGAGTAAGTTGCATAAATGGAACAAATGATGCCGAACCTAATATAACAACTTGAGTAAAGGACTTAAAATTTAATTTGAGAATGAACTTCTCTAAGTGTTCTTGATAATCTTTCGATGCGGCATTTTGGTCGACCATAACACCATTGGACCAGACTTCAAATACATTTGGTTTAATACCACGAACTACCTTATAATCTTTTTTACCAATGGCAAATTCAATCTCAACAACCGCAGCTTGATTATTAATAGAGTTGAGTAGTTGTGGTTTATTAATCTTACGAAATGGTTTACCAAAAAGACCAAAACACAAGGCATCTAGAATGGTGGACTTACCCGCACCATTATTACCAATGATTAATGTGTTTGGTGACCTTTGAAAATCAATTTCTGTAAATGAATTACCAGTTGAAAGAAAGTTTTTCCATCTGACTTTTTGGAATATAATCATTGACTAAAGTGAGTATCCACCTGTGCGTTGACAAGATTGATAACATCGATGTTAGCATCAATATTTGGTTCTGGATTTTCTGAAAATTCAGGAAGGTATTGTTCAGCCACATTTGCTGATTCAATTATAATCCATTGAGCAAATCGAGTTAATCCTTCTAGGTCTGGATTATCACCTAAGCCAGCAGATATTTTAAGTTCTTCAACTTTTTCGTCAAAGGATTGAGTGTTCATAATTCCTAATATGTGTTCTCTAGCCCTAACTTTATACTCGGTTATAACCATATCAGCAAATAAATTTAATCCTTCTTGGTCCGGATTATCATTTACACCAGCATTTATTTTAAGTTCTTCAATTTTACTCATGATTGTTCCTTAACATTACCAAAATGTTCTTTGATTGCTTCACATACAAAAACTTTACCATTATAAGATTCTGAAAGTCCTGAATGTTCTAGTGTATATTTTCTAGCGGCATCCACACATTCATTAATAATTAGTTTTGCAAAGTATTCAATTTCAATATCAGTTACTTCACGATTATCATATGCAATGTATAATCCAGACTTCTCAACCAACTCTTTAATTTTATTATTCACGCTTGCTCCTGATTCAATGCCTCAACATACAGTTCTTTTAATACCGTTTTGAGTTTATCATTATCAATATGTTCTTCTGAAATACCATCCACAAACTTGTTAATAATTGTGATAGTATCTTCAGCTTCATTAATCATATCATCATCTACGCCTTCTGTCAAGTCAGCAAAGTCTTCCGCAATGGTAATATCGATTGGATTAACCTTATATAATTTATCCATAAACCGGTCAAATAGATGTGGATTGATTTTGTTGACTACCACCACCTTAACATATGTTCCGGTATACTTGTCTAAATCTTTGGCTAACATTTCTGAGATGGTATTTTCTTTATCATCATAGGTAATACGATGAAACATTACGTTTGGGTTCTCAATAAATTCCAAATCAAGAGTATCGATATCAAACAAATGAAAGCCCCTCGGATCATTATAATCCTGCCAGGTGAGTTCGTAAGGATTTCCAAGATAACGGATATTATCTTGATTTGAACGGTGATGATAATGACCTGAAAATACAGTACTAAATTTTTTAAATAATCCACGGTCTAGTCCTTCATGTGATGGCATACCACGATGCATGGCAAAGCCGGCAATTTCAAAATGTCCCATACAAATATTAGCATCGGTATCAGATAATACAAACATCGAATCATCATGATTCTCTGGACAAATCCAAGGCATCATACAAATCGGATACTTTTCATTGTCCAACCATATTGTGGTGGGTTTATCAATCACTTTTATATTTGTATACTCTTTGAGTAATAGGTCTATCGAATTAACTTCATTGGTATTTTTGAAATAGGTATCATGATTACCTGCCAACATATGAACTTGAATGTTTCGTTTGGCTAACTCATCAAAGAACATATCCTTGGTTCTTTTCAAGGAGTAAAAGTTTACATACTTACGGCGGTCAAAAGTGTCCCCAAGTATGAGAACAGTATTAATACCATTATTGTCAAGAGTAGGAAAGAAAGTATTTTTATAGAACTTCTCATAGTAATCCAAGAAATGAATTGAATCATTTCTAGCTCCAAAATGTTGGTCGGTTATAATTGCTATTTTCATAATCTAAGTATTATATCACTCGTCTAAGAATTTTTCAATCCCTTTTGGCTTCTTTGCCGCTTTTTTATTTTCTTTTGCCGTTTCAAAGTTTTCAATGAACTCGGAAATATTATCGTATAGTTCAAATTGTCTTGTGGTACCATCTTCTAATTCCATCATTTCAAGCTCATCTAAAATACCCATCTGTTCGGTAGCTTTGTATTTTACATACGTTTGTTTCTTTTCTTTGGAGATTCTTCGTAAAAAAGCAAAGTAAATAATTTGAGTAAAATAGGCAAATGGATTTTTAGATTTGGTTGGATCAAAATTACCAAAATACATTAAACAGTTTTCAATACCATCAGACATCATTTCATCACGATAGGTGTAGTTAATGAAGTTAGGTTTATGAGATAGACCTTCTGCAATTTTCATGAAACATTCTCCAATATAATTTGGTATAGGAGGTAGTTCTGTTTTATTCTTCTTTGCTTTCTTTACTCTATCTTGATAATCTACTAAGGCTGCAAGAAAGTCAGCGTTGTTTATATAATGTTTTTGCCTAGTTGCCATTCTTTACCCAATCTATTGTTATTCTTAATCCATTTTCCAACCTATAATCCGGAGTATATCCCAATTCATTTTTGATTTTGTCATAATTAATTGAATATCGTTTATCATGACCTAAACGGTCAGTAACAAAAGAAATTAGGTTATGAGGTTTACCCATAATATCTAATATAGTCTTTGCCAAATTTAAATTTGAACCTTCTGTGCCACCACCAATGTTGTATGTTTCACCAACACGGCCATTTTTCATTACTAAGTTAATTGCCTTACAATGGTCATCAACATATAACCAATCTCTGATATTATCACCAGTACCATAAATTGGTATTTCAATATCATTTAAAGCATTATTAATAATTTTTGGTATTAATTTTTCTTTGTTTTGTGCCGGTCCATAGTTATTGGAACAGTTTGTTATGACGGTTGGCAAGCCGTATGTAACATTAAATGCTCTCACCCAATGGTCACTACAAGCTTTAGATGCCGAGTAAGGACTGTTTGGCTTATATGGAGTATTCTCTGTAAAACTATTCTCATCATCTAATTCTAAACTACCATACACTTCATCTGTGGAAATATGAACAAACTTCTTTAGTTGCTTTAACTTGAGAGAACACTCTAATAAATTAATGGTACCTAAGATATTAGTTTGAATAAAAGGTTGGTAATTATGTATAGAGTTATCAACGTGAGATTCTGCTGCAAAGTTTACCACATATTCAGGATCAAACTCTGAGAATATCCACTCTATATTTTTTTTGCTTGAAATATCGTGTTGTAGAAAAATCAAAAACCCACAATCAATTAAAGGCTTAATATAATCTCGATTGGACGCATAGGTTAAACTATCGACACAAACTACCTGTCTATGAGGGTTTTCATTATATAAATGATATAAAAAATTACTGCCTATGAAACCGGCACCACCTGTTACTAAAATCATAATTACCACATAATGTTATTGACATATGCTTGACAAGTGTGTATAGTCGAGTATGTCCTTGGTTGAAAGTATTAATGGATTGTATCTCCATCACTTCTTAAATCTTCAAAATCATCAAGCATATCCTGTATCTCATCGTCATCCATATCGTCAACAAGAGATTTTGCCTTTAATAATTCTTTAATTTTATATACTGTGTTAAGGTAATATTCACAGAATTCATCCTCAGGTTCCATTACAGAAAGAACATCTTTGGTTTTAATCGAGATTGAATTCTTTTTTAATAATTGAACTGGCAACCAATGACGCATTACCAAACCAGTTTCTCCTCTACCACGAATATCAATATTGAACTCCATTGGTTCTTCTAAAACATATTCTTCGGCACTATTCAAAGCCACATTGGCAATCAAGTCAGTTCCATTTTGTAGTTTAATTATTTGTGTTTTATACTCAAGCATTTTTTAATCCTATTTTGTATATTTTAAAAGGGAACTTCTCCTCATTATATATCTTTGTTCTTTCCACGAAATGTTTAAGTGTGTAATTCATGTGTTTTTTGTGTCTAAGGTCATCAGATATATCATATAGAGTGGCTATTTCTTTGCCTTTATTCTGTCGTAAGCCTCGTCCAATACTTTGCAAAGTTCGAATGCTCGATTTTGTTGGCATTGCAAATATAATGTTATGCAAATTCCTAATATTAATTCCAGTACTAAAAGTCCCAAAAGAAGCCACAATAATAGCATTGTTTTCTATCTCCATAATCTTTCTAATATCTTCACGGTCTGTTGTATCTACACCACCATGAATAAAGAAAACTTTTCTGTTGCCAATCTTCTCTGTATCCTTTATCATATCATACAGTATTTTGCCATGTTTGTCAACCATTTGATATAATACGAGTGTATTTTTACCTAAGCTAACTGCAAGATTCTTAATGAACTTATTACGAGTTTCATGTGAAATGAGATACTGAATTTCTTCAGCATAAGTTTTATCTTTTACGAACAAACATTCTTCATCGGTATGCTTTAATACAAGACATTTAATCTCAAAGTTGGACAGTTGGTCCTTATCAATCAGCTCTTTTGTGGTAATAACCTTTCTTACAGGACCAAATAATCCTTCTAGTACCAGTTTATGAGTTTTAGTGCCATCTAATGTACCCGTAAGACCAATCCGGTATTTGGCATTAACACAGGAGGTAAGAATTGTGGTGAGAGATTGTGCTTTGAATAAATGTGCCTCATCACCAATCACATAATCAAACTGTTTGAAGTATTCTGGTGGCATCTTATATAATGATTGCCATGTAGAAATAATTAAATCTTTATCTGAATCTTTTTCTTTACCTTGGTAAATACGGTGAACATTGGTCATTTCACCATCATTATAATCACCAAAGTCGGAGTATAACTGTTCGACCAAAGAAGTGGTTGGAACAATAACTAGTCCTTTTAAATTTTGATATTTGTGTAATTGTTGAAACAGTAGGTAGATGATAAGAGATTTGCCTGATGCCGTTGGTGAAACCAATAACGCTCGCCGTTTTTGCATGGCATGAACAAAGGCATTTAACTGATGTTCTCTTACTTCGATTGATTTGCCATTAGAATGAATGTTTAAATCTTCTGCAAACTTTTTGGCATAATATAATGAAAACTCATCTTCAACATCTACACCACCTTCATATTCAAAAGTGTAATCTCTTTCTTCACAAAACTGCTCTACATAATTTAATAAACCACGATATAGAGTAAAACTTTGAAGATTGAAAAGTCTTATCTTTCCATCCCAAATTCGATTACGATATGCCGGAACAAACTGGTAACCAGGAACAAAAAATGTGAAAAACTCCGATAACTCTCTAGCGATATGTTTCTCGCAAATTATCTTTACATATACTTCATCTTTTTTATGAATAATAAGATTCATTGTTTTACATAATCTACTATTATTATCAATATCACTAATATTAAAATTACCACTAAAGGACTAATTTTGTCCCAAGTGCTCATTGGCGGATTTACAGGATAAAAACAATCATGGTCTGGATCATATTGATATTTTTTACCACCATGTTCTATGTGAGTATCATAATCATTCATTATTGTCCTCCAATGAATTTTTCCCATGATATAAAGTCACGCAATTGCCATGTTCGTTGTTTCAATTCATTCATAATTGATTCAATTACCGAAATGGTTTCTTCATGATATACTTTCTTTTCTAATAGTTTAATCAAATCACTATCAGCCTCTAAGTATGTATTGATGTCGGATTTGAGAGTAAACTGAAAAGGTTCCCAACCATATTCGGCAAGCTCATCTTGTGACATTTTGCCAGTATAGTATTCCCATTTAATCTTACGCATACGCAAGTAATCAAAATGTGCTTTTTTAGAGGCAATCTTGTGTTTGGTGAGAATGCTGAGATATTTGTTGTGGAGTTTTGGAATCTTTAACAGTTCTTTGCCAGGTTCAGTCTGGTCCATATCTGAATCTGATTCCCAATGCTTTAATACTTGTTCTAAGTTTTCCATAATATAATAAAAAAGTTATTCTAAACCTGTATAATATCACATATACATTATGTTGTCAAGCCAATTCAAAATTAAAATAGTCAAACCTAAAGGTGGCATCAGCAGTAATAATCTCATCTGCGGAACTTTTGGTGTCAAACTGAATGTCTGATAAGTCTGTTGGAAAGGTGTTGATAAAATGAACACGAATAATAGGATTATTTAATGCCGAAAGTACAGTCAAAGTAGCATCAGAAAAACCAGCTTTACCTCTAGGACTGTTAGGATTTTGTAAGGAGGTAAGACGGTTTCTTTCTTCTGTGCCCTCTGGTGACGCAATAGAACGGAACCAAGAGTGTATTTCTTGCCATGACTGTAACTTCTCATCCACAGCAAAACTTATGGTGAGTGGCTTATAGGACATCTTATTGCCAGGCGAGTATACATCTATACCTGGAAAGTTCAATGGGGCCTCTCCTAGTGAAACCCCTGGTATATTTACCGATTGGCAGAAGTATTGTACCGTAGGCATCCTATTAAAGACCAGCAAGAATTTTGTTGGCTGTAAATAGTTAGTATTTTGAGGTTGTCTTGTGAGTGCATTCATATGTTTATTTATGAACCAAAAAAAAGACCACCCGAAGGTGGCCTTTGAAATATCACTCTAAGGTGATTTATTTTCTTTTGGATTACATCAAGTTCTTGACGCCAAACAAACGATAGTAAACGTTTGTACGAGCATTCAAGCGTCCAAAACCAGCATCTTGACCTTGAGCAAATGGGTTTGCTACCATGCCGTAACGAGTTTTGAATCCAATCTTTGGTTGGAATGTGAACTGGTCAACTGCACGAACCATTTGTAGAGGAACGTATGGGCAATAGAAAATACCAGCATCGTAAGGTGAAGAACCTTTGTATCCGATGGTGACTAATTCTTGGTTGCTTGTGTATCCGCCAAAATATGGGTCAATGTAAACCTTGATACGACCATGTAACAAACCAGCAAATGTATTGCCTGTATCGTCAACTTGGAGGTCAGCTTGTAGAGCAGGAGTGTAAGAAAGAACACCAGCCATAGCCATTGCAGATGCTACGTCAGATGAAACAATCAATACGTTACCTTTACCCCTACGAGTTTGCTTGGCAATTACGTTAGCGTCACGCTCGATTTGGAAAATCAAACCTTTGAAACGCTCAACAGACCAACGACCGTTTGAATCGGTATCTAAGTCGAAATAACCAGCTTGAGTTGTACCATACTGAGCACCAGCAACAGCACAGGTGTAGATTGTACGGATAACTTCACGGTTGATTTCAGCAAGGATCTCGGTAGACAGAATGTTTGACAATTCTGTTTCAGCATCAAGACCATGGATTGCTTTCAAGTCTTGTGCTAATTCGAGTGAGTACTCAGCTTTCAAGGCACGGGATTGAGCAGTTACAGTAACTTTCTCAATTGTGAATGCCATCTGCTGGAACGGCTGACCAACATCGGAACCTAAAACTTCAGCTTGTGCTGTAGGAATAGGAATACCAGAAGTTGTTGTACCAGAAGTAGGATTCTGAAACTGTGTAGATGTATCAGATGCCAAGTTACCTTGGAAACCGTATGGGTTGTTGGTAGATGTATTACCAGAGAATACTGTGTTAGCCTCGTTGTAGAAAGCTTCAGTATTCGATGTACCAGTTTGAGCATTGTAACGTGCACGCATTGCAAAAATCAAACCTGTAGGACCAGTCATTGGCTGAACACCAGCAACGTCATAAGCGATTAGATTTGGCAAAGCACGGCGTACTAATGAAATCAAGATTGGGTCAAAGTTTTGAACACCACCAGCGATATTGGTAGGACCATTATCGGCTAATTCGTTCAACTGCTGACGGTCTTGAGCCATAGCTTGATGTTGGTTTTCCAAAACAAGAGCTGTAACAGCTTTCTTGTATGGGTCTTTAATGGCTTCGAGTTCTGGATGCTCTAGAACTGGATTCCATTTCTTTTGTAGTTCTTCAGTCATATACATTTGTAGTTTTCCTTATGTTGTATATTTTTGGTATTATTTTACCAGGGTTTGTGAAATGGTTTTTGCATAAAGTTCCATGGAAGGATCAGCAAAAGAGGTTTTCTTAACTTCTTCTTCAATGGTAACTTCATCATCTAAAGCAGATGAATCAGCAACTTTAACTTCTGCCTTGAAATATGATTCTTTCAAAGTGGATAGTTTGTCAGCAAATTCTTCTTCAGTAGTAAATTCTACACCTTCTGCAAGTGCTTTTAATTTTTCTACTTGTGTCTGCGACAGGCCTTCACACGCTGTGTAGATAGCCTCAATTTTTTTCTGTTCGTTTAATTCTTTGGACAATTCGATACCTTTGTTGATTTGCTCATTCAAAGCATCTTCTAATTCTTCCAACTTAGAAGTCATTTCTTCAACAATGTCAACCTTTTCGGCTGGAATATCGATGTAATGTTCGACAAATAAGTTACGCAAACCTTCAATG